ATTTTTTGTTCTATCGTCAGGTATTGCCAACACAGTTATATTGACAACCGCTCTTATGTTTTCAGAACTGAACTGGTTAAGATTTAATAAGGTGGTCATTTGGTCTTTATCAATAGAGAAGACCTGTTGATCATCTGAAACAAAGTTTTCAAGTTTTAAATTTTTTTCCGACTTTATTTCTTCTTTTTTTGGAACATTGTTTGGACCAACAGTTAATTTTTGAATTATATAACTATAAGTGTTAGTTTCACTTATTTTCCATCCTTCAACTTTAGGATTTACTACAACTCCTAAATTTAAAGTATTTCCTAACGCATCTCTTTGGATTTGGAAAACTGTAAGTGGAATGAAACCAGTGTCTTGTGGATTCAAATCCGACCCAACTAAATCTTGTTGAGCAACTGTAATTTGTTGTTGGGTATTTGTATTTGCATATCCTCCTGGAGATGATGTATTTCCTAAAGCAGGGTTAAAGGTGAAATTGAATTCACTATCATCAAATCCGAATGCTGTCGTAACTTTAATTCTTCCTGTAGCAACAGTTTCACCTTCCGGTATTTGTATTTCAGGTAAAGAGAATCTCAAAGTTTGTGGATTGAAAACTCTAATTTGAGAAATATCAATGACTTTATCAATTACTGTGATTGATTCCACAGACTCAAAATTTTGTCCATTGATTTGAACTATATCTCCCGTAAATCCTGCTGAAGGCGAGAACGTGGATACAACAGGTGGTGGACAAGTCTGCCCATCATTCGGTGGAATCGGAGTTGGCGTAGATGGCACTGAAGGTGATTCAATCTCCTCTAATTTATCAGATTCTTTATTTGTTTTGTCTAATTTAATTGAGTTATTTTTTGAAATTAATCCAACTTGAACCGCAGATGCCAAGGATTTAGTAAACGTATCTCGAGTTCTTTGAAATTCTAAAAAATTAGAATTGTAGTACTCTTCAGAGATATTATCCTTTGGCCAAAAACAAACATAATATTTTGCCAAGCCAAGTCTTATAATCCTTTCTTTATTTTCCCTTAATCTTCCTGCCATGAAATTTATGTAAGAATCCAAAGATTCAAAGTGAGCAATAGGCTCAGACGAAGATTTTGAAGGGTTGGTTTTAATATTTACACAAGTGTAATTTCTATCTCTTGAGAATTGACTTACTGATTCCCCCCAATTAGTACTTAGAGATATATTAGCTAAGTTATTCTTAACTGCGTAGAAATTACCCTGTTTGGTACTTGAATTTTCTTGGAAAGTTTTGATATAAGAAATACAATAAATTATTACTTGTAAATCAACATCATTAGGAATAATTCTCTGTAAGGCTTGTGCAAAATCCGCTGGAGTATATCCACTCATTTCTGAAGTAACCGGAACATATCCTCCATTGACATAAACTTCATCAGTGATTTTCAAGGTACATGAATTTGTTGTATCCAAAGTATTATCTGCTTCTTGGACTACTTCAGTTGATTTTACATTATCAGTAGTTGCTGCGATTGGAGCTTGGTCTTTATTAATCAATAACAATTCTTCTAACTGAGAAATTAGATTTTGGTTAATACTTTGTAAGAAACTATCGATTGCTGGTAAATCATAAATTCCTTGTCTAACTCCTTCAAATGTTGTTTGGAAAGTTCCTGGTTGAATCGAATGACTCACATCAGTAATCATATATGGTCCATTAAACATTGGAACGTGTCTTAGATTGAAATACATCGTTGGTTGTAAAAGAGCATTACCTAAACAAACTACAGAGGCTTTGTAAGACCTTTGTTTATAAAGATTATATAAACTCACATTTTGTGTTGCAATTGCACGTCCCGAACTTTGGTCAACCATGTTGAGGTATGTGTTGATTACTTCAGAAGTTGCAACTCCATTATCTTGAGAAACTGAAAAAGAATAGAATATATTTTGGTTTCTCAATCCAATATCGACATTAAATCCTACACATTTGTTTGATAAAGCCCAATCGGTTTTTCCTTGTTGGTCTTCAATAAGAGGACTTTCAGATGCTCTCCTTAAATCAAATCCATCATCTCTGAACTTAAAGTTTCCTTTAGGTAAATCTAAATATTGAGATGGTTTCCCAACATAAAAACAAACTAATTTCGGAGATGAATTTCTATAATCAACGTCCAAAAATGTCCCCCATAAATTATTCGCAAATTCTAATGACCCCTCCCTTTTTGGAGTAGTGGTTCCATCAACATCTTGAACATTATAAAAATTAACATAAGCTGGAAGTGGCATCACTGTGAAATTATTTTCAATTAATATTCCACTAATAAATGTGAATACACTCATTGCTTGGTTCAACGACTTTTTGTTCAACATATTTTTCAAGTCAAAAATGTCGATAAGAATGGTATCACCTATATTTCTGGAAGCTCTATCCAAAAATAAGAAATCCTCAAATAAAGTTTTCGTTTTGTAATCTCCACCTGCAATCCATTTGTCATTCAATGCTTTGAATACCTCATAAATTTCAGCTTTACCTTGTTCACCAGTTGTAATACTACTGATTACTCTTTCAGGTAATTGTTGTTGGTCAGGTAATCCTATTGGTGGTGGTTGTCTCAATCCAGTTAAGACTCCATTCAAAAAGTTGTTTTGTAAATCCGTTTCAATTCGTAAATAATTTTCGAGTTGGTTTTGGAATCGTGATTGTGATAAATTCGGATTGTTCAACTTTTGGGTCGCATACATTTTTATAATTGGTGCGAGTAATGTAACATTTTGACTTGTAAATTCAATATTATTGTCTATGAAGAAATCCGTAATATATGACCCAAATTGGCTATACCTTACATTCTGTATTGTAGAAAAACCAACTTCAGTCTCGAGAGCAAACCAAGCACTTGGATTTGCTGCTTGAGACTCAGAAAGTGTTACGTTCCCCCCTAAGCTTGGTAAAGACCCATTAACATAAGGTTCAAACGTTATTGGGTCAACGACCTGAAGACTATTGTTGTGGGATAGATAAGAATCAAAAATTCTCCTCAAATAGTTGGATGGATTACCAAACTTGAAAATAACATCATATTCCATGAAGGCTTGAATACCGCTTTGGAAAAGTGAATATTGATTATTAATCGTATTAAAGAAATATACTTCATCCGACTCCCCTTGTTTTTTAATTGGGACGGTCATTAAACCTCTGAACAATGATTGGAAATTTTTAAAATTTGCATTTATATCAACAGGAGATTGACCAGGTGTTGTTGTCGCATTTATACCAGTAAAAGCATTTCCAATTGATTTACAAAAATTCAAAAACTCCAATTCAAAAGAATCCAAAATTTTCTTTTCAAAGACAGAAAATACTTCTTCTATTTTGGTATATCTATCTTCTGAAAGAAAATGAAGTGGAGTTTGTTCATTACCTGTAGTGATAAAGTTCAAGTAGGAATCTGGTTGTGGAAAAGCAATTTGGTTAGAGTCAAAATAACCATAGTTTGGTGCTGACCATAAACATCTAACCGAACCATTGTAAACACTTGGGTTATTTGTAAAATCGACACTGGTGGTTGGAATGGTTGTTTGGTTGGAAATACAAGATCCACTAGCTTGGTTGTAAGTTGTCCCAAACGAAGGTAAAACATAATAATCCGCTCCAACAGTATTATCAGTGGGGTCACAATCAATAGGTGCTGTTGGTGTAATATTAGGTAATAATAAAGACCATGTTTTTAATCTTAAATTTTTGTCCTGTTGTTTAGCGTTAACAATGTTCGATGTCGCAAAGTTATAAATTTTCAGTCCTCCATTGAAACTATCTTGAATCTCTTGATTGGTATAATCAACATACAAGTCGTAACCATTGTAGAAATAATTAAAATCATTTACTACTTTGGGATAAAATCCGACTTGCATATCAATTTTCAGGTCATCTTCTTTCTGTAAAGTAACACTCTGACTTTGATTTGAATACTTGAAAGTATAGGTGTGAGTATTTGAGCTAGTTGGAGGATAATAGTTAGAACTGTAATCAAAATTTTTCCAAGCTGGTTCAATAATATCAACATTACTTTCCTTATATTTTTTATATCTATGCCATATTGAACCATATTTCAAAATCCAAGCATATGGAAGTTTGTGAATTGCTCCGAACTTTTTCAATGCTGATGAGATATAGTCCAAATCAGTTGTTACATTATTGGAATACGATTTGTATTTTTCTCTTAGCGTGGCTAAAGGTAAAGAATTAAGGAACAAGTATGCTGCTTGAACATAAGGATAAGTGTTTCCTGAAAGCCTTGAATTATAAACACCATTCTGTATCGCATTGATAAAGTAAGGGGTGTTAAGCATTGATGTCGTACTCCTTGGACTAAACTCCCCTGTAGGTGTAACATTGTCAACATACCCCTCCGTTGCAATAAAATTTTTTGGTGTCCGTGTTTGATAAAATAAATTCAAACCACTGAAAATTCCAACTATTGTAGGATTTTGATTTAATAGATATGAGAAATTCGTTACTGGTCTGTTGAAAGTGTAGTTATATACATCATTGAAGTTCGCTATTATTTTTCTTGGTTCGAAAATTGTCAATGATTTTTGGGTTTCATACACTTGATTCGCGACCGCAGTATTACTTTGATTCAAATTATTCAAACACCAATTCTGATCCGTGTAAGGTAGTGTATCAACTATCAAAGGTGTATTTGACGCATTTAAAATTAATTTCCTTAATGCTTCGGATTTGGTCGAAGTTTGAGGTATTTTACCTATATCTAAAGTGTTCAGTATTGCAAAAGAATTTTCAGTTATTCCTTTTATATATGGAGTAACAAAAAAATCTCTTATGTAATCTTGGTAGGCTCGACCAGTACCAGTATTGGAAATATTCTTTAAAAAATCAGGATAATTTGTAGAATTCAAATTAAAGTTTTTTAGTTTCAAAGACAAATATGGAGAACTTATTCCTAATTTGTTTTTGATGTTATTTACTTCAGTTTCGATATTCAATTTAATCAACTCATCAATCTGATTGTTATTTGCTCTAGCAAGTCCTGAATAATGTGAAGTTAAAAATTGTCTTTCCCATATCTCATAGAAAAATTTTATCTCTTCTTTATTTGAGTACGCAAGACCTAAAGATGGAAATTCAATTGCATTTATATTAATAACATTTGTATCCCTTTCATTATCTAAAGGTGGAGGAGCAATAGGGTTTTGAAACTTCTGTGTCAAACCCCTCAAATATTCTTCAACAAATTCAACTTCAGGCCATTTGTCAAACAAATAACCTTGGGTTAAATCTACAACCGAAGGGTCACCAATATATTTTAATTGAAATCTTCCCTTTTTATCGTCAGGTGTTTCAACAAAAAACTGAGGCCAAGGATATACAGGAATTTGAGAATTTTCAGCATTTACATCTAATTCATTATCCCCAAATAAAGAAAATTGGTTCCTTACTACATTGTCCACATTTTCAGTATTTGGTGCGGAAGTCGTGTTGTCCAATATTGCACTTTTTCTAACAGGGTCATATTTTACATCCCAAGCAGTTGTATGTACATCATCCATAAGACGTATGAACCCTTCAGCGGATGCCATTATTACGGCAATCATATTTCTTACAGTTGGTTTAAATCCAATTCCTGTTGCCGTGTCTTCAATCTTTCTTAATAAAGATGCGGTAATTTGACTTTCATAATCCGAAAGTTTTTTGTTCGCCTGTGTTTCGAGTAAAGAAATTTGTTTGTCAAATCTTCCCTCTCCTTCAAAAATAAAACTTTTATCAACTGAACTCAATAAAGGACTTATTGCACCTGCAACATTTGTAACTTCATATGTAGTTGGGACAGAAAGATAATTAAGTCTAGATCTTACTTTATCTATTTCTTCCAAAGTGGGATTAACTATTCCCGTTTGAATTCGTGTTGTCTCAACCCAATCTATAGATTCTATATCTTTAATATCATACTTGATTGTATCATATTTTATCGGGTTAGGAATAGGAGTCGCACCTCTGACACCTAAAGTTGGATTTTCCCCCAACTTTTCATTAGACTCAGTTATAATTTTTTGTAACTCACTTATCGCAGTTATTTTAACATTAATGTTTAACTCTTTGAAGACATAAACTTTTTCTTGTTTATTTTTCAAAACAATTGGCCTTGGGTCAAGGAATCTTTTGAACCAAGAATTGGACGCTCCCCTTACAGCACTAAAATATTGAACCAATGCTTGTTTATAATTTCTTATATTTGTCAAAGGTTCCACTTCTGTTTTAGGGAATGAATCTGTCACAGTAGATTCAAACTGTTCCAATTTATTCATAAGTTGGACCAATGTTAGTTCAGGAAAATCAGGTGAGATTAACCCCTTTGCTTTGTATTCACTATAAACTTCAACTATTTTTTGATAACCTTTTTCTGCAACTATTTGTGTGACAACCGATTGGTTAGAACCCAAATTATTTGCACCTCTCTCGGCTTGAGTACTAGCTTGTGACTCAGCAGCCTTATTTGGTTGTTGTGGGCCCTCAAGTGTTTGAGTAATATCAAATCTTTGACTATACATGTGAGGGGCAGCTAATAAATGCCCCATTGAAACTTCATTTAGAATATTAAATTTATATCCTTTGAATTGTAATCGAACTAAATAGTTTCCACTGAACCCGTTAAACGATGCATGAAATTTTTCTAAATTCAATTGATATCTAACCGCTTGTCCATAGTATCCTTTCAGTGTTAAAAAAAATTGTGGAAATGGCATATTGAAAAATGCTGCATAAGGTGAATTATTTCCTAATTGAAATAATGCCCTCCCTTGTACATCTTCCAACAATATGTCAATGATGGGTACGAAACTCGTATTAGTTTGTATGTTAATTGAAGTAATACCTAATAACCCGTTGTCTAGAATATCTTTTTCATTAACAACAGTGTTTTGTAGATATGGTTTATCACCATTCTTTGGTACTTGACCAACCTCCAAAGGTTGATTTGGAGCACTTTTTTGAGTTGAATTTTCTCCGGTGATTTCATCATAATATCCTGAACCCAAATAAGAATTTTTGGTAGGTTTCAAAAAGTTCATTTTTGCAACTGAAATGGTTCTTATACCATCTTGACCTGTGGAACCAACAGCCAGTTTTGTTCTTGGTAAAACATCGCACTCCAAATTGGCATACATAACAAGATTTTCATGGTCAACAAGTCTTTCTTGAACGTTGTTGAAACTGTCTGTAGTTTTATTTGGGTCAACTAAGATAATATTGTTGTAATCAAACTCAACGTAAATATTGCCACTAGCGTCTGCTTGGATGTTACCTGCCATAATAATAAAAATGATTTTCTAATGCTGCCTTATAGTCCTGTAATGATGGTATTAAAGGAAACGGAATAATCAATACCGCACCATCATATATATTATTTTCTAACCCTCCAAATTGAGGATTCGCCTGTAAAATTAACCAATTAAAGACGGGAGAATTATAAAATTCTTGGGAAGTTTTATCCAATCTACTTTTCCCAACTTTATAAATAAAAACTTTATCTGTAGGTTTTTGGGGCAGATTGACAAAGGGGACAACGGTTTGTTCTCCATTAATAAGAAAATCACTGTATCTATTCCAATATTGACTTGCCATTAGTTAAGTTTTGCTTTTGATATATAAGTTCCAGGAAGATCATCACCATTTACATCATTCCAAGTCATTGTATTTGTATTTTGGTTTGTTGTATTCGCCAATCCCTTTATCAAACTTTCTTTCGAAGATATTTGACTTGGTCCATCGGTGTCTTCAGTTGTGAAAGTAAAATTTCTTTGTTTATTGCTGTCGAATGGTGTGTAAATTAAATAATTTTTTAAATCATTTTTTTCCAAATTTTCTATGAATGATTTTGTTATATTATTTTCTTCTACGAAAACAGGTTTTGCAATAGAAATCCAATAAGAATCAAATATTTTTTCCAAATCAACTTTTATATAATCCCCACCTTTTTTCTTGGCGAATAATATGTTTCCAATCATTTGTTGTTTAAAAGTCTCATATTTTTTATCATCTACCACATCTTCAGATACAATCATATAAACTCTTCTGAATGAGTCATTATCAAATAGTGAATTTTTACTAAATGGATTGAAAACTCTTTGAACTGAAACGGAATCTGACTTCCCGTTTATTACTTCTGGTACTAAAACACCTTGATAACTTGTTCCGTTATAGGAGAATGTTTTATTCGCTTGTATAATAACATTGAATTTCTTAATATCGTCTTGGATTGTGAATGTATCAACCTCAAGTTCCACGAAAGTATCTGTATCACCCGAAGATGTGATATGTACATCAGGTGTACCACTAGTAACATAAATTAATACTGGCCCATTTTTAGCTTGAAGTCCATCAGTTCCTGTATTGTCATTCAATGGGTCATAAAGAATTGTATTTAATCTTGCCCACGTTTGTAAATAACTCTGTTGTTGATTAACCAAACCCTGAGTAATAGTCGAGATTGCATTTGGGAATGACCCACGTTTTCGTGATACAAAATTGTAATAATTTTCTTTTAAAATTCTTATTAAGGACTCTGGTAAATTATTTGATACCTGAGACATATACTGAATATATCCTTCAGAACCATCTTTGATATTTTTGTCAAGTTCAACAAAAATTTCATCAAATCTTTTTTCAATATTACTCGGTTTTCCAAATAATACCACATCAGCATTATCAATAACAGAACTACCTTTAGTATAATTTCTCTCTAACATCCATTGTTGTCTTACTGCGTTGTTGTATTGATTAACACTTTCTTTTACTTTATTTACAACATTTGTAAAATATGTTTGAGTATCAGTAATAACCTTATTCATAAACCCATTGTAACTTATTATACCAGTTATAGTTCCACCTGAATTTGTTACTGAACTAATTATTGTTCCAATTGTATTATTATTATCTTGCCCATTGTATACAGGAGCACTATTTACTCCAGGGATTGGTGGAGCAATTTGTCCGTCCAAAAATATTTTATCCAAAGTCAATGAAGATTGAATGTCCGTCGCATCCGCTCTATCGTCATAAATTTCCGTGTTTGCATAGTAATTAAATGTAAGAGCATTTTGTAATTTGTCTATCGACTCTTTCAATCCACTTCCTCCAACAAAGTCAAAAGTTAAATTAACGTTTGCAATCATAGGTTGAACTCCAATTCCCTCAGGGTTCAAATCCAAACCTTCATAATTTAATGTTAAATTTCTTGGAATTATTTTAGTATTATAAAAATCTCCAACTCGTAAAACAAGAACAGGTGGTGCACCAAATGTTGTATTTACTGCATTGTTATATTGTAATTGTACGGGACTATCAGGAGTGGGTTTTTTTGCCGTTGGTATTGTGTCACCAGGTCTCATACATTGTTGCAAGAAAGTTAATCTTGAGTTCAAACCTTCAGGCGTTATTGAATGAAAGGATGGTTGGAAAAATTTTAATTTATCTTTCAAGTTGTCGTAAACCATAGGGGATTCAGCCTTAATCACCTCAAAATAATCACATTCCGATAAAAAAGCCCTAACAACCTTCTTGGTTATATTATCCTTCGGCTCGTATTGTTGTGTCACAACAGGTTCTTGAACTGTTTGAGTAATCACATTTCCTACAACGACAGGAATCGTATTTGAACCTGTTGTTGGATTTGTTTGTGATCCGGGTCCTCCTTCAGGTCCTGTTCCTGTTTGTGGAGCATTAAGTGTTGAAACAATTTCAGAAATATAAGATCTTCTACATGCCATTGCTCCAACTGTGAATTCTTCATTTGCTCCAACCTGAGTATCTCCCGCTTTAGCGGTAGTTGTGTCAGAACAATTGAAAGTCTTTCCATTCGCTTCAAAAACTTCAGGAGGATATGGCCTTTCCGTCTTATTACTTTTCATCGGTCTCGATCTAGCCCTTTCACCTTGAGCACCTGCAGGTACGTTTGGGTCTAAATTTGGATTTTCTTTAACAAGTAATCTCGAATTTTTAAAGAACTCGCTTGTGGCACTATTTTCAGCAAAATACTTAATCATGGCATTAACTCTTCTTATGGACAATGCATCGTTGTATGCCACAGTTGCTGGTGCTGAGCAACTCGAACTAATATAAATGGTAACATTTCCAGTGTTGTCTCTTAGTTGTTTCCCTAATTCTATTGCAAATTCATTTATTGCTTCATAATTTGGTATTACTACAGTATCAAAGAAATTACTTGTTTCCGAAGCATTTTCTTGTGTATTATAAAAATCTCTATTTGTTTTTGAGATATACCTATCATATTCTGTAGTATAGTTCATATCTGTTTTTGGTTTTGGCTCATCATTTCCAAAATAAAACCCAAGTTGCAGATATTTTTTGAATGATAAGTCAGTATTTCCTCCATTACCAGATTGTGATACAGGTACATCAAATCCATTTGGTGAATTAAAACCACTTTCGATTGTCCCACGAGTAAAAATAAGTTGTTCTCTAGTCAATTCTTTGGAAGAGATTGCCTCTTGTAATTCAAATAAGTCATTAGGACTTATTGTAACATATTTCTTAGCCAATTCATAGATGTCATATTTTCTACAACCAGCAAAGAAAGATTCCAATATACTATCAATTCTAACCTTATTTGTTTCATTCCCCAAAACTTTATTAACAATTACATTAAGTACAGAAGGGTGGTCTACTACAATTTTCCATTGTAAAGTTCCTCCTCTTGATGTATTTTTGTAAGTATAAATTGGTTCTGGTCTTCCTAAAAAATCATTCTGTTGCCAGTTAGCAGTAACAGTTTCATTGAAAGTTAATCCATAAGGTGGAAACCACATGACTCTTCCTCCATTAGGGCCTCTCTCACAAACAGGTAAATCAGATGTAGAAAATCCTGGAGTACTTGATGTTCTCCAAGCCAAATTTTCCAAAGAAAACATGTATTTCTTTGCAACAGCGTTATCAATATCACCAACAATATTAGTTGAAGCCTGTCCTCCTTCTTGTTTGTTTGGAGCGATATTAAGGTTATATGTCTTATCTAATACAGAATACGCAAATCTTCTTCCTTCAGTTGTGATTCCATCTGTTTTTTGTAAATCATTATATTGTAAATAAGGAACGTCTTTTGCAAAAACACGACAATATTCTGTTCCTACCTCTTGTCCGATTGCTCCAACATATTTGTATACTCTCGAACCTTTAGTCATTTCTTTGTATCCATCATTGAATACCTTACTAACTTGGTCGATTGCATTTCCTACGTGTTGTAGTCGTCTTCCTCCTTGTGGCTGACTATCAATTAGTCTTTGTGTGTCATCGAGTATTGAACCTTGTCTAAATTCGTTGTTTACCGATTCTGTAGTGACATATGATGATGGTCTAAAGTCTTCATCTTGATTTGTAACTTCTCCACCCAATCCAACTTTTTTACCAGCATTTCCTTTGTATTTGGGAGAAACCCAAGTGAAACCACCTTCGATTCCTCCTCCATTACTGTAGGTAGGACCGTTCGCTCCCAATCTAATTGATTGACTTGGACCTTCATATAGTTGAGCTAGTTCAGATGGACCATAAACAGGAGATTGTTGTTCAACACCAAATTGATTTACAGGTACATCTCCTACAGGTGAAAATACTTGAGATGGGTTTGAGGTAATACCTCCAATATAAAAATTACTATTGTCAGAAACCGTACCCAATAACGTACCACCCAATCTTTGGAAAAAGTTTCTTGGAAAATTGGGTTTGTATCTATTGTAATCAATGTTCTTAAACAATCGAGACCTTTGACCTGCTCCCATGTTATTGAACATGATTTGAGAACCTGTCTCTCCACCACCCATCAATCTATTAAAAAACTTACCAACACCACTTCTTCTGAATGCATTGGAAAGTTGTTGTATAGTTGTAGGCTGACCTAAAGTAATGTTTTGGTCAAAATAAGAACCAGGGATTGGTGACACTGGTAATATACTTCCTCCAAGTCTCAGAGCAAAGTTTGTCGCAGCAAGAATTGGGTTGGCAGTAACAGTGATTGTATAAACTGGTTCTATAATTGGAACCACACCTGCTAGTATGTTTACCAAATCAGTACCACTCGATACGTTTAATATATTTGCTCTTCCTAATGTATCTTGTCGGATTTGTGCTGCAATCCTATCTTCGAACTCTTTTCTTAGAGTTTGAGCTCCCAATCTTGCAATAAATGAGTCTTGACTCAATAACCCATTACTACCACCTGGGTCGGGTGATAAAAGTATTGATACTGGTGTATAAGTTGAAGGAACAAATGTTGTTGGATAAGGTTGATTGTTCGATTTGTTTGTCGTTAGAGGACGATTAAGTGACCCGAAAAATTCTGCACTGTCTAAAACAGATTCACTTCCATTAGAAAAAACATTTAGTGGTTTCCATTTAAGGGCTTCTTCACTCCCTTGTTTTACTATATCAGCATCTTGATAATTGTAAATTCCCTCATTTGATTTTTTATTTAATAATGATCCAGGATCGGGTACTTGCTTATATCCACCTTCATTACCATATTGATTGAGAGGAAATAATGTATTTGCGTAAGAAGGCTGGTCAATCAATTTATCGGGACTGTCCTGAACTGAAGAATCAGATTGAGTATACACCGTATCAATCGGTTGTGTGGGTCTATTCGGAGCTTTTGCGTAAGGTGTTAAATTCCTTTTCAAAAGATTTGTTCTAAACCCTTGTGTATTCGCTAATATTAATAACGGACTTGCCATTTATATTTTTATTAATAAATAGAATATTATTGTTTTTTTATTAGATACCTAAAGGTGTACCAGATTGGTATGCTCTGGATTCATTAGTATTGTTTACTAAATAATTTTTGATATCTTGTCTTTGAATTAATCTTTCAAAGATTTTCGTTATTTCTTCTATTTGTTGAGGGGTCATATTTTGAGGTCCATTGTTAAAATTTAGGTTTATATCAGGTACTGGCCCAAATTCTACCTTTATAGGGTCTCTACTTGGGAGTGATGACGACGTGTATGGTGAAGACGGACTCGGTGAAATTCCTCCAACTGTAACACTAGTAGCTGGTGCCGACATAGGACTAAACATTGACGGGTCTACTGTTGGATCATATGGTGAAGGAATATAATTTTGACCCGTCAGGATTGTGGATATGGACTGCAAAATTGGGGTTACAGCGGTAGACAAAGCTTTTGCGGTTTCAGTGTTTTCTTCTTTTTTAAGTTCTTCTGCAATTTTTCCAGAAGCCTCACCGAGCGTTTCCATAGATTTTTTACTAACAGATCCGAATATATTTACAGCTCCTTCGGTAAGTTTTACTAATATTTGTTCCGGACTTGTTTCTCCCTTGTTTATGGATTCGATAAGATCTTTTTTCAAAACTTCTGCATTTTCATTCGCAGTTTTTCTGAATTCTTCAACGTTCATCTGTTGACCGCCAGCTCTAAGAAAAGCGTCGTAACCTTGTCTTAACCCTTCAGTAATATCCATTGATGCATCACTTGTCAATGTTGCACCCATCATAATACTTCTGACTGCTGCGAGGTTCTGGTTTATGGTTTGCTGGTTAGTTAACTGTTCTCGAGCAGTTTCTTCAATAGGTTTATTACTATCTTTTTGTTGTTTAATTAACAAATTAAATTCATCTTGAGTAATTTCACTCAACTTTCTCATTTGTTCTATTCCCTTTTCATCTCTAAACTTTACCTCATATTGTCCTCCTTTCGTCATCGATCCAATATTGGCGAGATACTGTTTGTCCTCTTCATTTTCAAACTTTATTGAAGGACTTATTTGAGACAATCTTTCATCTAATTCAGAGGCCGCTAAAGCCATTTTTGACATTGTACCTTGTGTCAATCCCGCGGCTTTTTCCATTTCTCTCAGTGTCAATACACCTTGTCGATTGATTTTGAAAGATTTTGTTTCGTCGTCAAAATACGTGAATTGTTTTGAAACCTCTATCAAACTATCCTGTAAACCTGAAGGGTCATTGATAGAAGCATTCATTAAAGCAAAAGGGTCAACCAAAGTTCCAGCTGCCACTCCTAACCTTTGAAATGCTCCAGCGACTTCTATCGCTCTGTCAGGATCTAAAACATCATCCGCGAATTTTAATGTTTGTCCTACGTCAACCCTCATCATTGAAGCTTGTGCTGCCATTTTTGTTAAACCCAAAACACCATCTTCGAATTGAAAACGGTTCATTTGGTCCATATTTTTATATACATCCGCAAAAACTGTTTTGGCATTTCCACCTATACTTTGAACATATTGAATTGATTCCCCAAGTGCTTCAGGAATAGATTCTATCCCAACACCAACATTTAAAAAAGTTTCAGCTAATTCACCACCTGTTTTTCCTACAAGTTTTTCTAACGTATATAATTTTTCAATCTGTTCAGTCGAGGCAACAACATTTCTTCTTGAAGCTTCAGCAACACCTGATATTATTTTTTGTACATCTGATAAATTCCCCCCTAATCTTGTTACGTTTGGTAAGGCGTCGACCAAAGCTTTTTGAAGTTCAAAAATTCTTTCTCTTCCTTGAGTAAAGGTTTGAAGTATATTCGAACTAAATTGACTCAGTGCGTCTTGGGCGTCTTTGAATACTGTTGTTAAATCTTCAACTTTCGTTTTTGTAAGGTCAACTTCTAAAGCTTTCCCTTGATTTCCTTTACTGGTCGAATCATCTACTGGTGGAACTGGTTGAAAAAACATAATGTTATTTTATATATAAATACAAAAGGACTGAATTTTCAGTCCTAATTGTTTAATTCCATCCATTTATTTAACAAATACTTCCTAATAAAAATTGGCATTATCAAAAAATCTGAATAGGATACGTTCAAAAGAGTTTTTAAAAAATAGAATTCATCTATTTGTCCTTTTCTATAATCAGAAGAAAGGACGAAAAAAGTCCACCCCAAACCCAACATTAACTGTTAGTTTTTCTCCTGAAGGGGCGATTACTGTTTTTTTCAAATCCAATTTTGGTTCATTATCATCCAAGAATTTTCTAATGTATTTGGAATCTGCTATTGGCATTTGGTCAATGAATTTTACAATTTCCCCTCTGTCGGTGATTCCATTTACCTCTACAATCTGTTTATTCAATCTCCATGTTACTTTAGGAGCCGTTCTACCTTCAGGATATGTTTCAGCCATCCTTTGTATTTCCAAAATTTCTCCATAGGTCATGGGTTTAAGTTTGACGGTAGTTTGTGATTTGGGTAATGTTGTCATAAACGTTCCATCTTCAGAAGGTTGTTGACCTTTGGTTATATCCAACTCATCTAACTTCACTGTTGTTTTGAAAGGCTTTCTAGTATTAGGGTCCGTTAAATTTAAGTCCATTTCAGGACCGAAAGCGGTATTTCTTAAAAATATTAAAAGTGCTTCAACATCCCCTTCCATCAAATCTTCAATCCTAATATCTGGTTCATAAATTTTTGACCTTAATAAAGTTTGGGTCATATCATTTCCAGCCGCCATCAAAATATTTTCATCATTGGCTGTTAAATATCCAACTTTAATTGATTTTTTTTTATTTTTATAAAAAACACCTTGGGTAGGTAAAGGAACCACATCGTGTGGTAATGTAAAATTTGATTGACCGTATTCTCTTGCTTGATTATCCATATAAAAATTTAACCGTAAAGTTTATTGCTCTACGGTTAAATATAAAAAAAAGTTTTTTTTAATAAATAGAAATATTCAAATTAGTAAACAAGAACACAACGGTCCATTCTAAGTGAAGTAGAAATTGTTGCTAAACCATCTTGTGAGTAATTTAAAGCATTGAAGTTTACATCTGTAAGGAAAGTTCCATAAAGAATCCATTTTTCTACAACAACTCCTGTTGGGTCCAACATTTCTAAGTCGACATCTTTTTTGTAACCAGCGGCATAACCCATACGACCAGTTACAGATTCTGCGTGAAGTCTAACCCATTCCATCAGAGCTTGTGCGGCTGAAGGTCCAATTGGGTCTCTGAAAACTGCTGGAATTGGTTGCCATGTAAATCTGCCGGCAACATAAGTTTCAGTGTTTAAGAAAGGAATTGGAGTGGATACTATTTGTATGTGTGGTCTTGCTGTCGATTCAACAAACCATTCATTTATACCAAGTGAGGATGGAAACCTTAAGATAAAACGATTCTGTCGTTTTGGTTCGTAAGGAATCGGCATTTTCATTAATAAATCAGCCATGTGTTTTAATTTTTTTTGTTTTTGTTATTTTATAGATAAATATAGCCGTTCACAAAAATTTTTCTATTTACTTTTTTTTTGATGAGGTTATTCTTATTTAACTTCCTGCTTAAATCCTCCAGCAGTAGAATAAGTCTTTACTATATTATCTGGTTTATTTTCAAAATGTTTTTTCATTACTTCTATGTTTTTAGGATCATCATCACTAAAGCCTATAGATAATTTTTTAGGAACAAATTTATTTGCAATATCTTTCTTTAAAAAAGCTCTTTTATTAAGTACTGCTGCCATTCCTTTAATATAATTAACAAAATTTTCCATCGCCTCTACTTTAGCTTCCTCAGGATTTACTGCCCCTTGTTCATCACCGAAAGAAACAGGATGATATTTGTTAAGTTCTAAATAAGATTTTATAAGTTCTTCATCAGACATTTCTCCTTCCCCAGCAAAAGACCTGTATTTTTTAAGATTTTTTACAAGTTCATCTTTATCTATTCCTCCGAATCCTTCTATAATATAATTATAAATCGCTTGTTTTATTGTATCGGGATTATGCCCTCTTGCAGTAATAATTGAAAAAATAGAACCATTATTTATAGCTTCTCTGAAATCATCAAATGCTGGACCTGTTCTTGCTCTCATTGCGTCGACCAAAAAATCTTTATCACCTTGAGTTCTAAAGTTTCTGAATGGTTGGTCAGCATATCCTACAATAGTTGTTCCATCATATTCAAAAGGTTCTTGTCCAATTACATGTCTGTATTGTGCAAAATCGTCTGTCGACATTCCAACTTCTTTTCCATTTACATCTTTGAGAATTATTTTGGTTGGCATATGAACAATATTATCATCCCAATCGAATGCATAATATTTTAAATCAGGTGTTCCCTCTGTTTCGAATCCTTCTGTAAACTGTCTTTTCATTTGGCTAAAAGGGGGACATTGTCCCCCTTATTTTTTTTAGATATTTTCAAACGAAGCTCCTGTCGGTGTGATGAAGAATTCAATATCGATGAATTCCAAAGCCTTCGTAGGTTTTAAGTATATCTTTCCTGTTAATGTATTTCTATCTAAGTCTTCAGGTGTGGAAGAAACTGTTACTCTGAAGTCATATAAACCTCTGTCTCTTCTAATTGAATCCAAAATAGGATTGACACTATCCAAGAATTGTTGTCTAACGATTTGGTCGTTTTGTTCGAACAACAATCTTACCGCTACTGCTGAAATTAACTTTCTTGCTTGAAGTAACAATCTTCTAACGTTCAATCTGTTAAGTGCAGTATCTGCAACTTGTAGAGTTTTATTACCCCAAATTACAGTTCCCACATCAGAGAAAGTTGCGATAGGGTTTATTCTTCCTTGATACAATGTATCTCTATCTTCCTGAGTTAACTTAACTCTTGCTTTGATAGAGTTTACAAGACCTCTTGTGTAACCCGCTGATGCGAACCAAGGGAATGCAATGTTGTCTGTCAACGCTAAGTTTCTACAAACTTCACCTGTTGCAGGTAAGTAAATTTGTGTATTATTAACAGTATCTCTTGTTAAAATCCATGGGTAGTAAGTTGCGGTGTAGTTAGAATCAATTCCTGTGTTATCTAAATTATCAACAGCTTCTTGAGGATAAATTACATCCAAAGTACTTGTTGCATCTGGTGTATACATTTGGTAATCAGGAGTAGTTGCGATATAAACTGAGTCAGCTCTTGAGAATTGAACCATGTCAATTGCCTCTTCTACAAGGTTAGAGTTGTTTACATAATCAATACTTGATGTTGCAAATACGTTGATGTTAGTTGATTCAGGATTTGCAAATGTCAAGATACCAAGTAAGTAAGCGTAGTAGTCAGTATTCGCGAAGTCTTGAGTATTGTTTTGAACAACAATTCTCTTGAATAAACCATCACCAGTTGCATTTGGATATCTCGATGAGGCCGATGCTCCTGCTAAGAATCCTGTCGCTCCCAATTGGAATCTATCTTGGTTTGTTCTAAATTCTCTGTAAACATCCCAACCATCAAAACCTCCAGCGAAACATACAGTATATTTTCTTGAATAGATAAAGTAGTAAGGGTTCTCTTGAGTTTCAGGGTCTCTTGTGAAGTCAGCAACTCCACACTCAAACGCAGTTTGTCCACTAGTTAAGAAAGAGTTTGAAATAGTTACAACAGTTGCACCTGAATCCATATGGAAACCTTTACTCAAATAGTTCCATTGTTGTCCATCTACAGGTATAGGGGAAACCACCCAATTCAATGGATTCTGAGTTCCTTTGTATTGTAAGAATGACTCGTCAATTCCAAATTGATTGGAAAATCCTAAATAACTTCTTCTAACAATATCTCCCGCAGATTCAGTAGCGTTTGTTGTAGCCCCGAATGGAGGATTGTAGATTACTTCACCAGGGAAATAATACTTAGTTTTGAAAATTGGAACTGGTGAAGGGTTAAGTACTGAGGAATATTCTCTCTGAGTATATCCATAGAATCCACAAGGTATCGCATCTATTGGTGCTTCGTCAGCCATTTCAACCATTATGTATCTTGAAATCAATGCGTACTCACCATCACTTGAACCTATCTTCTTAGCAACAAAGTTATTAGACGCTGGATCCATATTACAATTTGTGAATTTTTCTATCACCACAGGATTAGCGTCAGTATCGAAGAAGTTTCTAACCAACACATCAAAAGTCATGTTATTGAATGATAAGTTTGCTACTGAAACTTTTACTTCTACGTTTGCAGAATTTCCATCAGAGATAGAAATAAATTTAAACAAGTTGTAAACTTTATTACCTCTTAATTCAGAAACCAAATATGGAGTACTTGGAGATTTATATTGTGTAACATTATACGCAATAGATTGAGGGTTTTGACTTCTCGCATTTGGTAATGCAATCAACTCACAACTTAAACCTCTAATATATCCTTGATTGTAAGCGTAATTCAAAGTATTTGAATAAACTTCTTCAACAAACACAGGTACTTCGTTTCTTGATTTTCCAAAATTGTCTACACCCAATACTTTAGTAATATACTTGGAAGAAGCTGCAGACAAAGATGTTTCGAAAGAGAAAGTATCTGAATCTTTTGTTATACCTGAGATTAAGAAAGATTCATAAGGTGATTGAGTTACACCCGAATATTGATTAGTACAAACTAAAGTTAAGTCAGTTAAACCACTCACTTCATAAACTGGTCCGTGGTCATCACTTGTAGCACTATTTACGAACAATGAAATACCTCTTGAACGAAGAGTTGCAACAACCATGTTGTTATATTCTGGATATGCTGTACCTGAGTAAGTGTAAATACTACCAGATACTGTACCTGAGAATGTTGAAGATGCTCCCGTAGTTAATGTAGAAACATAATAGAAGAATGAATATCCTGAATAAGCATTTCCTGATGTAATATCAAAATTTGCATAATACCAAGGGTCGTTAAGATCAGAAGACAAGTCGTTTGTTGCCAAATTTACACTATCACTGTCATACTCATTAATTACATTTGAATAAGTTGAGGTCAATGTATAGTAATCACTTTCAGGAATTGCTCCATAAATAACTGAGGTATTTGCCGATAAAGATGGAGTCTCTGCTATATTTACAAGTTCCGATGTAAAATCCAATCCTAAAGTCGATGTACTACCATCTGATAATCTATATTGATTATTTAAATAAGCTTGGACTATCGGAGGTAATGCACCACCGTTAAAACCTATTGTGTTTCCAGTTGAAGACCCTGTAAAGTTTGCGCTCCATGTTGTGCCAGTTGCAGGATTAAGTCCTACGGTCAATGGGTCAACATTAGCAGTTACTTTAATACTCCATGATGGTCCCGCATCATATCCTGATAAACCTAAAATTCTTGTAACAAAAAGTTGATTAGATTGTTGTAAGTATGACTTTGCAATATATGCCGCCTCATACTTAGGGATTTGTGTGTTTATAAATTTTGTAGGTTCAGTCCCCCCAAAATATGATTGAAACTCATCGTAGTTTGTGATAAAGATAGGTTCGAATGCTGGGCCTTTGATTGTTTCCCCGACTAAACCTAACGTAGTAACACCTACACTTTGAGCAACAAATGATAAGTCAGTTTCAGACGTATATACTCCAGGCGATACGTATACCTTTTGATTTACTTGTGTTGTTTGAAAAAACATAGTTCAAAATTATTATTAGCAAATTTATTTTAATGATAAATATTCATATCTATGTGAAAAAACTTGACTTTTGAATATCTATTTGTAAGTAGTATGAATTTATTCTACCTTTTTTCTGCCCATGAAAACAACCAAAGAAATAAAGAATATCAAAATATCCCCTGAATCACATGAGATATTAAAAAAGTACTGTGAAAAGCGTGGGATAAAAATTTATAAGTTTTTGGAGAATCTTATAATGGAGAAGTGTAAAGAAAAGAAAGACATCTATGGTGAGGATTAAACCAACTGAGCTTCGAACTCAATGTTAGATTCTAAAGTGTTGTTAGTTTTGACAACATCAATTCTTAAAATATCATTTGTGGTGATTTGAATTTCTGAAACATCAGTACCAAAATAATCATTATTTATATAGACATCAAAACTATCGACATTGGTCGACCCAATCAAAGACATGTTTGCTCTGAAATCAATAATTTCACTTAAGGTGTCATTTCCAACTACGTATAAAAAGTTGGATAAAAATTCATCAGGATTTTCAGGAAACTTTGGTCTTCTTCTTTTTAATACGGTAGTATCCAATTCCATGATTTGGGCAACTCTAGCAATCGCAGGTTTGACTTCAAATTCTTCCTCATCAATCAAATAGCCTAACATAGTGAAGTCATAATTCTGAATAAAATATTTTCTAGAGTCGAGTTGCATTTGTGACTCATCAGATATATTATCAAGAACAATTGGAACATATTGACCTTTAATAAAAGTATATGCTTGTTTTGAAGAAAACTTTTGCATCACAATTTTATTGAGTTGATTAAGTTCTCTCATTCTATTACAAATGATTTTGACACTGTAATTAATATCAACTGGAACTGGTTGTGGGATTGTATATATATCCATACCTTGTTCATTACCATTCCAAGTTGGTACAGAAGCATAATAGAATTGTTTTCTGTTAGGTATAGTATATTGTAAAGACGGATTAGTTCCGAATTTAACTTCAGGTTTCCTTACCACAGTAATGAATGGTGGTTCAGGATTAAAATCTAAGTTGGTAAATAAAGCTGTCTCCACATATTGAGACCAATTTTGTGTTGTAATTATAATATCAACCATCGGAATAATTTTTCCAGCGGTCACAACTTTAAGATCTTCTTTGACAAAATCTAACATACCTCTATCCAAATCAGCATGTAATACTGACTTTGGTAAATAAGTTCCATCTTTGTTTATATACTCAAGGAGTTGTTCTCTTCTTGCATACAAAGTTTTCTTCGGAACTAAAGGTAATGTAGGTTTTACTTGTTTTGGTAATGGCATCTTTTTTTATTTTTCAGAATTATCATGTCCACATTTATGACACATGTAAGGGTCTTTACCACCTTCAGATAATTTCCAAGACCAACCACATTCATCACAAATAACTTTCTCTTTGGTAACCTTTTCAATGATTCGAGTCAGCTGAGTTTCCCTAACAATAATTTTCATTATATTCCCTTAAATTCGTTTTCACTAACATAAGTGGCAATAACAGTTCTATAGAAAGGTTTATATCCACCATATGTATGTTTATTATCCGATTTTACATATCCATCATCGATAACAGTATAATATCTAACTCGGTCTTCGGACTCGTAGTATCCAATGTAATCACCCATAAATATTTCAATATCCATATCATCCAAAGTTTTTTGATAGATACTAAACTTCATATTACCAGGTTCCTTTTGTTCTACCTTGGAGTTTCCAAGAAATTTACTTGCAGGTGCCATAACTTGAACCAATCCCTTTAGTTCAACAGGAGCCTGAAATTGTATTCCATCTTCCAACACTTCACCATATACATCATCAGTTTTTGTTTTTCTTCTATCAATACGATAAAGGATTACAGTGAAATTCATATCACCGATTAACCATTCTTCACCCATGCCGATATCTAAACTATAATCTTCAGCACCGAAGAATTTACCTAATCTTGTTATTGGAACTAACTTTTCTGCCATTATATTATATGATTACCTATATATTGATAAATACTCAGTTTACAACTATATTTTAATTAAATATTTTTCTTATAGATGGATGTAAGTCTAGAATCGAAAGCATTATCACTATTGGAATCTTATGAAGGTGGAAATAACTATTTGATTGAACTCAAAAGAAAATCTCAAATAAATAAAAGATTCTATCCAACAAGAAGCCAATCTGAGTATATTATTAATAACCATAACAACCAACCAAAGGTTGCAAAGAAGTGGGTAATATTAGACGCCTACTTCGCAAAAAAGTTAGCGGATGATAAATTATATACCGTAATCCCCGATAAAGTATGGGTTGAAAAGTTGTTGTGTGACACAGAAAAAGCATTCCACATTTGGGGTAAAGTTTTTGAAAGTGAAGAATTTCACGATTTTTGGTTACCCAAAGCAGCAATTATAAAAGACAATTCAGTTAAGGATGTTGTAATTGATTATGACAAATATTCTCATAGACCTCCACTCCAACATCAAAAAGAATCAATACAGAAACTTGTAGAGAATAAAAAATTTATTCTTGCCGATGATATGGGTTTGGGGAAAACTACCTCCACTATTATTGCAGCATTAGAGACGGGAGCAAAAAAGATTCTTATTATTTGCCCCGCAACTCTTAAAATTAACTGGAAACGAGAAATAGAAAATTACTCGGACAGATCGATATTCATATCGGAAGGGAAAACTTTTAGTACCGAACACGATTTTGTAATCATAAACTACGACATTATCA